CATACAAAATAGCAAAAAAATTCGCTAAAACCTTTTATATACAGTGCGCTTTCGCCACGGCTCGAATACTAGGTTTCGTAACTTTTAGCTATTTTGTACAGTGAAATTAAGTATACTCATATAAATGCTAGGGTTGCTGGCATAGCTAAATCGTACAAAATCGTACTAAATTTAGTCTATTGTTAATAAAAACAATGGGTTATTTAGCTAATTTTGTAGATTAAATCTAGGTATTAAGCCCCACGAACGCCGTGCTGGCGCGGTGTTACCCACCAGAAACCGCGCTGCAACGCCGTTTTCGACGAGTATACTTGTATACGTTGGGTGCCGCGCTACGCCCGTAGAGGTCCGCGTCCCTCATACCCCGTGCAAAGAACGACATCCTTTACACAATTACATTTGTATACAATGCCACACGACCGCGTGCGTAGTGCATGACGCAACATTTTGCACATTGCATACTTGTATACTTTGACACTGATTCGCGTGCGTTTGTCGACATTGTGCAGATTGTAACATTGTATACTTTGCAACAATGTGCGCAGCGCGTCACGCGACGTGCGGAAGGCGTGTTGTGTAGAATGCAACATTGTATACTTTGGTACATTGTGGCATCGCACGTCGCGCTGTATACTTGTACACTCGTACACAATGCGCAGAACGCCGCACTGTGTACATGTACCCTTGTATACTTATTTGGATAAAACGCTCGAAATGACAGGGCTCCTAAAAATTTTAATAGAGCCCTCAATTCCGCGTTCCTCGTACGTCGCCCGCGCACTTCATTCTCCTCCCTCCACTTTCTCTCCTTCCGCACACGCGCACGTGCACTCTAGTCTATTCGACAAGACCCCAATTCCGCCGTACAATGCGCAGCGTTCAATCGGGGAACGTTCCATGCCCAAGAGTCTACGCACGAAGGAACGTAAAACGGCACAGCCGCCAGTCGTCGAACGCATCGAGCACACGGACGACCTGAGTACCGCCGTCGACAGAATCGAGAAATTGGCCGCCAGCTCGCGGGCTATGGCGCTAGCAAACCCTGCTTTCGCGGCCAACATCGGCAAAGGCCGCGCCCCCGGCTCAGTAAACAAGACAACGCAACGTGTTAAGGAAGTTATCGAGCGTTGTTTCGAGAATATCGGCGGTGAGAAAGCGTTCGCCACGTGGGCAAGGACTCACCCAGATGAATTTTACAAGATGTACGCCCGATTGTTGCCAGTCGAGGCCAAGGCCGGCATCAAGCGCGCCGTTTTGATCAATATCAACTCGAAAGAGACCAAGTTGTGAGCGGTCGCCGCAACATAAAGTCCGTAGAGGACTTATTCAACCCGCCGAAGCCGTCGCAACAGCGGCTATCGGCCGCACGCCGCACCGCCGAACGCAAACAGCGCCAAAAAGAAATCGCCAATCAAACCGCCGCCGCCGAAAAGCGCGCGAAGCAGCTAGAGCGCGAAGCGCAGGCCGAAGCCAAGGCGCGGGCGCAAGCGGAGGAAGAAGAACGGCTAGCTGAGGCCTGTAAATTCCACTTTACGCCGAAGCAAGAACAGGCGTTGGACTTGTTGATGGGACCCCAGCGGCACACGATGCTGGCCGGCGGCTCGCGCAGTGGTAAGACTTTTCTTCTCGTGCGCAGCGTGTTGGTCCGCGCGATTGGCTACGATAACTCCCGCCATGTGATTTTCCGTCTACGCGGCAACGCTTGCCGAACTTCGGTGTGGATGGACACGTTCGCCAAGGTGCTGCGCACTGGGTTCCCCGAACTCGACCCGGAAATCCACCTGCTCGACGGTTATGTCCGTCTATTCAACGGCTCGGAGATATGGTTCGCCGGGCTGGACGATAAAGAACGCGTCGAGAAAGTGCTCGGCCACGAGTTTGCGACGATGTACTTCAACGAGTGCTCGCAAATTCCTTACTCATCGGTCGAAACGGCGTTGACGCGCTTGGCTCAGCGTGTACCGGGGTGCAAGAATCGGGCGTATTACGATCTCAACCCCACCACGACGAAGCATTGGACGTATCAGCTCTTTGTGCAGGGCCTCGACCCCAAGACGCAGATGCCGCGTACGGACAGGCATCAGTACAAATGGATGCTGGTCAACCCAGAAGATAACCGCGACAACATCGACGAAGAATATCTCGAGTCGCTGCGCAACATGCCGGAGCGCATGCAGAAGCGCTTCCTACGTGGCGAGTATCTGGCAGAAGTCGACAATGCGCTCTGGACTCCTGAAAGTATTGAATCTTCTCGGGTGGACGATACTCCGAGTGACTTTGATCGTATTGTTGTGGCTATTGATCCTTCGGGCTGTTCCGGCGAAGAAGATAAAAGGAGCGACGAAATTGGAATAGCCGTGGTCGGCAAGCGCGGAGACCATGGATTCCTGATAAAGGACGCCACCATGAAAGGTAAGCCCGAGCAGTGGGCGCGCCGCGCGGTGCAGCTGTACGCAGATTATCGGGCCGACGCCATCGTAGGAGAAACCAACTACGGCGGAGACATGGTGCGGGCGACGATTCACAACGTCAACCCGAATGTGCGGTTCAAGAAGGTCACCGCCACGCGCGGCAAGCATGTCCGTGCCGAGCCCGTAAGCGCGCTGTATGAGCTGAATAGGTTCCATCACATCGGAAACAATTTCGACAAGCTCGAAGATGAGATGGTGAACTTCACGACCGACGGTTACAAGGGCGACCGCTCGCCGAACCGAACAGACGCGTTGGTCTGGGCAGCCTTCGAGTTGTTCCCCATATCCAGTGAGCTTGGGTTATTGACTTTCTACCAGAACTGGGCCACGGAACTCGAGAAGCCAGACCCGTTGCCTTCTACCGATTCACAAACACCGGCCAGTGTCGTTCCAACATCCCCGGCCAGAGAACAAACTCCGCCGCCTTACGGTAATCTGCAAGGCGACAAACACAAGTCAGGATGGTGATTTATGACAGCTATCGTACCGCGTGACCGTGCCGACAAGGCTCGGAGTATGGTGGAACTGAAGCCATCTTTCATCTATCGGGTGGCGGCGGCGTATCAGATGATACGTGGTGGACGGATGCCGGATTGGTTCGGCCCTGGCGCCCCACTGCCGGAGCAGGCGCCCGAATCGGTGAAAGGTCGTCAGTTCGACTACCCTGTCAACTTCAATGCCGATACGGTTCAGCCGAAGACATTTGAAGGTGTCGACTATGCCACACTGCGCAACTTGGCCGACAACTTGGATATTCTGCGCATTGTGATCGAGTCGATCAAGGAGCAGATCGTCAAGCTTGAATGGCAGATTGTCAAGCGTGGCGACGATAATAAGAAAGGCGCCGTCGAAGGGGCCGACCCCACTGCCGAGCAGTTGACGAACTTCTTCCGTTATCCCGACAGCGACGCCCACGATTGGGCGACGTGGCTGCGCATGTGGCTGGAAGACGTACTGGTCATCGACACGTATTGTCTGTGGCCGTTGATGGACGGAAAGAGTCTGATTAATCTGGATTCTATCGACCCGGCCACCATCAAGCGGATCATCGACGACAGCGGGCGGACGCCAGTCGCGCCGACGCCAGCTTATCAACAGATTCTGCACGGTATTCCGGCCAATGCGTACACTCGCGACGAGTTGATCTACAAAATCCGTAACCCGCGTACGTGGAAAGCGTACGGATACTCCCCAGTCGAGCAGATAATGGTGACTATCAACATTGCGTTGCGCCGTCAAATCTCGCAGCTCCAGTATTACACCGATGGTTCAGTCCCCGACACCATCTTGTCGGTGCCGGAAGGTTGGACGCCGGACCAGATAGCGCAGTTCAAAACGTGGTGGGACAGTATTCTGCGTGGAAATACGGCAGAACGACGCGGAACGATGTTCGTCTTCAATGGCACGAAGCCGTATGCGACGAAGGATAAGGTGCTGACTGATAAGATGGAAGATTGGCTGGCGCGTGTCGTCTGCTTCGCTTTCCGTGTGTCGCCGCAACCCTTTGTCAGCGCATTCAACCGGGCGACGGCCGAGGCCTCGAAAGAGCAGGCTAAAGAAGACGGCATCGGGGCCTTGATGACATGGCTCAAGTTGCAGTTCGATAGTATGATCGCAAAACAGTGCGGTCAGCCGAACTATGAATTCCGATGGAAGGAAGAAGACGAAACCGATCCGTTGACCAAGGCGAAGATCAACGATCTCAAAATCAAGAACGGCACGAAGCGTATCAACGAAGCGCGTGCGGAAGACGGCCAAGACCCAGTGCAAGGCGGCGATACGCTGCTACTGTTCACCCCCGGCGGCGTCGTGCGGTTGTCCGATGTTGTAAACGCGCCGGCGGAAGTGCTGGCCACGCCCCAGCAAAACACGGCCCAAGGCGACATTTTTGCGCAACAGGGCGGAAAACCCGCTGGAAAACCGACGCCCAAAGCCCCGCAAAATACGGCAAGCAAGCTGGCGAAAGTTGCTCCGTCAGGGGTGTCGATGGTACGTTTGACGGCGTTGGCGAGGTCCGTTCTTGCGAAGTTGCGGCATAGTGTACTGAAGCAGGTTCTGACTTTGCTGGGAAAAGTGAACGAAGGCGACATTGTTGACCGTCTAGACCTTTCCGACTTTTCCGAGATGACCGAGGAACTGGTCGATGAACTGATGAAGGCGTTGGCTGAGGGGTGGCAGGCGGGAATGCTCGAACAGAACGCAAACGTGACGTTCGATAATCAAGTTGCTGCGGATTGGGCTTCGCAGCACGCCGCCGATCTTCTCGGAAACGGTGGAGTCCTTGCAGACAGTACACGTGTGTTTATCCGTGAACTCGTCGCCAAAGCAATTCGTGAACAGTGGACGCCAGAAGTATTGGCGGACCAGTTGCAGAACGCGTACGCTTTCAGCGACACGCGAGCGCGCACGATTGCCGACACTGAATTGTCGACAGCGATGATTAAAGGAAATTTGGACGCATGGAAGGCGTTGGGTGTTGAAGGAAAATCCTGGCTTACTGCCGCTGACGAAACTGTTTGTCAGGTCTGCGTGGATAATCAGGGTGATGGTGTAATTCCGCTTGATCAACCGTTTAGCTCTGGGGATCAAGGTCCTCCAGCGCATCCGAACTGCCACTGTGACGTCCGTGGCCACAGCAAAATTGGAGAATGAGCATGCCAACCGCAAAAACATTTCAGCGCTTCGCTCGGCTGTCGAAAGTCGATGAAAAGAAGCGTCAAGTAACCGGTATCATCGCGTCATCGATCTTGGACCGCGACAACGAAGTTCTCGATTATGAGTCGAGCAAGCCTCACTTCGAGGCATGGTCCAGGGACGTGCAGAAAGCATCGAAGGGCAAGTCCGTCGGCAATGTGCGTGCGATGCACGGCAACGTTGCAGCAGGTGTCCTCAATGAAATCACGTTCAACGACGCAGCCAAAGAAATTACCGCCGTCGCCCACATTACCGACGACCAGGAATGGAAGAAGGTTCTCACGGGCACGTACACTGGCTTCAGCATCGGTGGGACCTATCTACGTAAGTGGAAAGGTGATGACGACAATCGTCATTACACCGCCAAGCCGAGTGAAGTATCGCTGGTGGATCGCCCGGCCAATCAGGACGCGACGTTCGACGTCATCAAGAGCGACGGCTCGACCGAAGTCCGGAAGTTCGCCAAAGTCGAAGAAATCGATGAAGGCGGCGACGAAGAAGAAATACGCAAAAACCTCCGGAAAGAAATCGTCGGCGACGTCCTCGCGGCTCTGAAGGAAGCCGGCGTCCTCAAATCGGCCGGTTCGGATGACGACGAGGAAGAAGATGACGAGGAAGAGGATGACAATGAAGTCATCAAGCTGCGCAAGGCCGTCGACGAGTCGCTCAGCGCGATGACGAAAATTTCCGGTGACCTCGCCAAGCTGCAGAAAGCCAATGCGGACAAGGACAAAGAAATTGCCGATCTCAAGGCGAAGATCAAACGCCCGAGCACCACTGTGGTGAACAAGAAAGACGACGGCAAAGCCAAAGACGACAACGTCGTCGACGAAACTCTGATGGTAAAAGATGCGAGCGGCGCCGTGGACACGGCGGCCTCTGTCATCAAAGCTACGCTGTCGAAAGGCGGCGTTCGTGTTCTGGTTTAATCTGGCCCTAATCGCAATCTTTTCTGGAGAAATATCATGCCTGCTGTACAAGATCTCAACTTGGTGATGAAAGCGCTGGAATCAGCGCTGCAAAAGCCACTGCCGAGCGAAGCGATGATGAAAGCGGCCGGGTGGCTGCAATCGTCGTCCGCGACGAGCGGCATCACGATGTACGATCTGGAACTCGGCGCCAAGCAACTGTTCCCGGTCCTCACTCCGCTCCGCAACAGTATTGCCCGCATCGGCGGCGGTACCGGTACGGCGACCAATTGGCGCGCAGTCACCGGCATCAACACGACCAACATTGAAGCCGGCGTGTCCGAAGGCAACCGTGGCGCGACGATCACGCATTCGACGCAGGACTTCACGGCGGCGTATCGCGGCATCGGCCTGGAAGACTTCGTCACGTTCGAGTCCGACTATGCGGCAATGGGCTTCGACAACGTCCGGGCCTTGGCTGTCGCTTCCCTGCTCTCCGCTGTGATGATTCAGGAAGAGCAGCTGATCCTCGGCGGCAACACCAGTCTGGCCCTCGGCACCACTCCCACGCCGTCCACAACCACGTCCACCACGGGCGGCACGCTCGCAGCCGCGACGTACAATGTGTTCTGTGTGGCACTCACGCAGAACGGGTACTTCGTCTCCAGCGTGGCCGGCGGCGTGCGTGCAGCGGTCTCGCGTACGAATGCTGACGGTTCCTCGGACAACTACGGCGGCGGTTCCGCCCAGAAGTCCGCGGCAGCGTCGCAGGTGACCACGGGCGCAACGTCGACCATCTCAGCATCCGTCACCGCCGTCAATGGCGCCGTGGCTTATGCGTGGTACTGGGGTACCGCCGGCAATGAATTGCTGGGCGCCATCACCACCATTAACTCTGTGCTGATCTCTGCCAACGCAACTGGTACGCAGAATATTTCTGCCTTGCCGTCCAGCGACAACAGCCGCAACGCGCTGGTGTTCGATGGTTTGCTCACGCAGATCTTCACCAGCGGTTCCAACGCCTACATCAACCGTCTTGCGACAGGTGTAGCGGGTACCGGTACGCCGTTGACCAGCGCCAACGATGGCGGCATCGTGGAATTCGATACCGCACTCCGCGCGTTCTGGGACAACTATCGTCTCTCGCCGAACGAGATCTGGGTGAGCTCGCAGGAACAGCAGAACATCACCAAGAAGATCATGGCTGCTCCGTCGACGGCGGCCCAGCGGTTCGTGTTCAACGTCTCGCAGGGCAGCATCATGGGTGGTTCGGTCGCGCTTTCGTACCTGAATCGCTTCGGTATGGCGGCGGGTACGGCGGGCGGCGAGTACGCCATGGGCTCGCAGCTGCCGATCAAGGTGCATCCGAATCTGCCTCCGGGCACGGTGGTTTTCCGCACGACGGCGTTGCCGTACAAGCTGAACAATGTGCCGAATATCTTGCAGATCAAGACTCGGCGCGAGTATTATCAGCTGGAATGGCCGCTGCGTACGCGCAAGTATGAATACGGCGTTTACGCGGACGAAGTCTTGCAGAACTACTTCCCGCCCGCGTTCGGTGTTATTTCCAACATCGGCAACGGTTAATCGTCAGGGTAGTGCATAGCGCGTCAGCGCTTCTTGGCGGGTAGGTTTCCAGTCGGGCTTACCCGCCCTTTTTCGAGGATAAGACAATGGCCAAGAATCAGAAAGAGGAACAGCCGGAACAACAGCCGGAACAACAGCCGCCCGTAGGTGAACCTCAACAGACGAAGTTGATGGTGGACATCGACGCGGTGGACATGCAGATTCCCGAAGGCGGTGGCGGCATTCTTTCCTACATGGGTGAGATGTATCAAGCGAAAGACGGCGTCGTCCGCGTGCCGAAGGGCGCAATGCAGTGGTTGCTGGATAACGGATACAAGGTCGTGTCGTGACTATCGCGCAGTCGCCAATTGATCTGACGGTAACGGCGGCAGTCGTCGCTTATATGGGCGGCAATGCTCCGCCGCAAGCGGCGTTGGATCAGATCCAAACCTTGATCACGAACATCAGCTCGTGGGTGGCTCAGTTCTGTTCGCGAAACTTCAATCTTCAATCATACACCGAATACCGCAACGGACGAGGCACCCGGCAGATGTTCACCCTGCAACGCCCGATTGCGTCGGTCAGCGTGGTACAGATCGGTCCCACGGTAGTGCCGCCCATCATAGCTGGTCCGGCTGTCGACACCGGTGGATATAAGTATGACGACAAGTCGATCTACGTCTTCAGCCCTTACTGCTTCGATGCCGGCAACCAGAACATACTGTTCACGTATACAGCTGGGTGGCAGACTCCCGGAATGGGAGGCCCCGTCACTTTACCACAGTCTCTGCAACAGGCGGTCATCGAGGCGGTGGCGGATCGGTACAAACGGCGTGACTATATCGGCGTCGCGAGTCGGTCGATAGCCGGCGAAGCGATCACATATATCCAGAAAGATTTACCCACGTCGGCAGCATCCGTCATCAATTCTTTCAAACGTGTCGACATACCACTGCAATGAGCACGGTAGCAGAACTCCAAGCGAAACTTGAGCGTATGCCGAACGCGGCATTGGCTGAAGTTTACAAAGAAATGCTGTTGATCGGCGTTGACGCGGTCGGCAACATCAAGCAACGCTTGAGTTCTGGCGCGCAGGGCGGCCCACGTAGCCGTACTGGGCTTCTCTCTCGCAGTATTCAAAGTAAGGTCTTGAACATTGGAGACGAAGTTATCAGCCTTCAAGTCGGTGTGTTCGGCGGCGTACCGTACGCCCGTGCACTGGAAGAAGGTTCGAAAGCTCACCGTATCTTAGCAACAGTTTCGAGGGCTTTACGTTTTAGAGTTCAGGACAGATTTATCTTCAGGAAAAGTGTGCAACATCCAGGCAACCGCGCGTATCACTTCATATCCGACGAGGCTAAGGCTACAGAAGTGAGTGCTCGCGAGCGGTTGCAGGCGGCGGCATTGAGGGGGTTATATGGTGCGTGAAGACATTTACTCGGCGTTCTTTTCGATTCTGCAGTCAGCGCAGGGATTTCAAACGATTTCCCGCAAGCTGGCACACATTGATGATGTCCCTAAGGAGAGTATGCCTTATGCGGCGCAAAATCAAATCCGCGAAACGCCGTTTGCAGATACGCTCAGTGGGCCGAGTGCAACGCAAATTGAACTTTCGTGGTTTATCTACGTGGCCGAGAGTTCGGATTCTTCAGTACCTTCCGCTCCGATACTGAACGCGGCAGTCGATTCGGTGATGAATTTGCTGCCAAGTGTCGCCAATCCTGTGACGCTACAGGTTAACAATCAAACCTACATCGTTATCCGTGGGCCGGTACAATACTTTGAAGGGCTGTTAGGCGATAAGGCCGCAGCAAAGATAGACTTCATCGTACGCGTACCTTTCGCTTAGTCCTTCAACTGAACAGGTGCCAACATGCCTCAGCCAACTGTCAATTATGTGTGTCAGCAGAACGTATTGTATATTGCTGATCCCACGAATCTCGGTAGCGTACTTCCCGTTGTCGCGCTGAATGGATTTCAGGGCCTCGGCGGTACAAAGTCGTCTATCAAAACCACCAATCTCGATTCAATCGGGTATGACGAGTTTGCCCCCGGTCTTGTCGACCCCGGCAAGCCAAGCGGCAGCGTTATTCTAAATTATGGCGATGCTTCGCATCAGCTGTGCCAGAAGTTGCTCGGCCTCGGCAGTCTCGTGACGACGCAATTCTTTTACGGCCAAGCGGACAGCGCCACGGCGCCGACCGCTCCCGGTGGCGTAATGACTCCTCCCGTTAACGCGGCAATCGCTGCCCCCGGCACGGTCACGCCGTCCACCAGCACGACAGGCGGCACACTTGCGGCAGCTACGTACTTCTACAAACTGACGGCGTTGAACAGCGCCGGTGAAACTACGGTCTCGCCCGAAGCGACTCAGGTGACGACCGGTGCCACCAGCACCGTGACGTTGAACTGGTCGGCGGTAACTGGCGCCACGGGGTACAGGCTCTATCGTTCCACTGTCACCAATCAGGAAAAGTTCTTGGTGCAGCTCGGAGCGGTGATAACGTACATCGACACCGGCGCGTTGACTCCAACGCTGGTCACGCCGCCCACGTCGAATACTACGCAAGCGTACGCGCGTAGCGGATGGCTGTTCAGCGGCTTCGTAGCTGAATTTGCTTTCCAGTCGCAGGTGAACAACGTCGCAATGTGCAAGCTCACAATTCAGGCGACCGGTTCGCGTACGATGATTCCTGGTGGCGGAAACCTCGCCATCTAGTTCTGCTGACTAACCTCGGAGAAAAGAAATGCCTCAGCCAACTGTCAATTATGTATGTCAGCAGAATGTGCTCTACATTGCTGACCCCACCAATCTCGGCAGTGTCTTGCCGGTGGTTGCCCTCAACGGTTTTCAAGGTCTTGGCGGCACGAAATCCTCGATCAAGACGACGAATCTGGATTCGGCGGGATACGATGAATTCGCGCCGGGTTTGGTCGATCCCGGCAAACCGTCCGGTTCAGTGATCTTGAACTATTTGGATGCTTCGCATCAGCTGTGCCAGAAGTTGCTGGGGTTGGGTAACACCAGTCAAACCAGTTTCTTCTATGGGCAGGCCGATTCCACTATCACGCCAACTGCGCCCGGCGGTGTGATGACCGCGCCGACTGTTCCCAGCTGCGCCACGCCCGGTACCGTAACTCCAGGAACTTCCACCAGCGGCGGCACGCTCGCGGCGGCGACGTACTTCTATAAGATCACTGCGCTGAACGCGGCTGGCGAAACACTGCCGTCCCCCGAAGCCTCGCAGATCACAACCGGCTCGACGTCCAGTGTCAGTTTGTCTTGGTCGGCTGTGACCAACGCTACGGGGTACAACGTTTACCGCAGCAACTCGACCGGTACGGAAAAACTGCTCACGACGCTCGGAAATGTTTTGTCCTATATCGACGTTGGGCCGTTCTACGTCGGGACGGTCAGTCCGCCAGCGGCTAACACAACTGCCGGCTTTGCACGGAGTGGATGGCTGTTCAACGGTTTTATCGCCGAGTTCAGTTTTCAATCGCAGGTCAACAACGTGGCAATGTGTAAGCTCACCGTTCAGGCCACTGGCGCACGCCAGATGGTGGTCCGTGGGGCTGCCGCACTGATTTAATCGAAGGGATGTAACCGTTCAATCGCCGCTCCAGTGTCGTGAACCTGAATCCCTTCCAGGTTTGTCCTCGCCGACATTGGAGCGGCGACCCTACTTAAAACGAGGATACAAACATGAAACGCGAAGAAATTCTTGCAATGGTCGCCAAGGTCGCCGGTTCTCCGTCTGTTCAAAAGGAAGTGGACATCGGTAACGGCAAGCAGATGTTCACTTTTCTGCGGCTGCCGTTTGTCGAAGTCGACAAGTTGCGCCTCCGTGCCATCGGCGAAGATGGTAAGTTCAACAAAGAACTCCACGCAGGCGCGAAGGCTCGTCTTGTGGCAGCGGCCCTCGTCGACGACAACGGAGAACACGTGTTCTCGGAAGCTGTGGCCATGCAGCAATTCGCCAGTATTATCGAGCCGCTGGCAGCTGCCGCCGAAATGGTGAATGGGTTGACAACTCCGGCACAGGATGAAATCGCAAAAAAGTCTCTGCCCGCCGCAAGTTGATTCAGCTCGCGCTCGAAGTCTTCTTCGTGCCGCCGAGTGTTCTTGAATCGACACTGACTTATGTCGACTTCATAGAAATTCATGAGTACTACCGGCTACGCGCTGAAGAAGATAAAGAGGAAAACCCTGAGCATGTGCCTACGTCGCCGAAAGAAACGAAGAACGCTCTGGAAGAATGGTTGAAAGATCCAGAGCATGTCGTGATGGTAGATTAAACTCGGAGATCCTGTCGTGTCAGACATTGATCCAGTCATATTTCGATTGCTTGCTGACTCGACAGGACTTCGATCTGAGTTTCAGAGCGCGGCTACTGTTGCTCAGCAGGCGGGCGAAGTCATCGACAACAGCGTGTTGGACGCGGCGGCCGCCATGCAACAGGCGACCGCCGTTTCCCAACAATACGCCGCCACATTCCCGCAAACTCTTGCCAGCGCCCGCGAAGCGGCAACCGCCATTCAGCAATTGAATGCTGTTACGCTGGCTCAGACGGAGGCTGAGAAAGCCGCCGCCACTGCCGCCATACAGGAAACAGCGGCGCAGGTTCGTCTGAATGAAGCCTTCAATGCGCAGGTGAAAGCGCGCGTGGAGGCACAGATAGCTTCGGCCAACATGCGGAAAGAAGTCGAAGCCATGCTGGCCGCGACTCAGGCGGAAGTGGACGCTTCCAAGGCTGTGTCTGTCTCGCGTGTTCAGGAAGCAGAAGCGACGACTGTAGCTACTGTCAGTAGTCGGACTTACTATGAAGTCGGCGTGTTGGGTAGTGAAGCTATGTCCGGTAACTTCGCCCGCATGCAGCGAAGTTTGGCGGCGCTCGGCAACAGTACCGGGTTCTTAAAGTCATTGGCCACCTCTATTGTCGAGTTGTCCACTGAAACGCAGGGGTTCCTGATAATTCTTATTTCACTCGGCCTCGCGTATCTGCAGCACGCGAAGTACGTTGAAAATCTTGAAAAGGCCGTAGAATCGACTGGCAACATCGCGGGTAAGACTACCGCGCAGCTCGACGATATGGCTCAGTCTATTGGTAAGTCTACAACCTACTACAGCGCGGCGCGAGATGCTGTAGCTGAACTTGCCAAGAGACTGAGCCATATCGT